GATATCCCAGATAATACGTTTGTTCGTAGACGTTGGAGATTTTATGATTTGTTTGATAGTGCGCCTGGCACATCACCATATGCAACAGGCAAAGGTGTCACAAATGATGAAATGCATATTGTTGTATTTGACAGAACTGGGGATATTTCTGGTTTTCGTACAGAAACTGCTGGTGAAAGAACAAACGCTGTTCTTGAAACATATTCATTTGTTTCGCAACATCCAAATGCAAAAACACCACAAGGTGGAACTAACTATTACCCAGATGTAATTTTTAAACAATCATCATTTGTATATTGGTTAGACCACCCAGCTGTTCTAGTAAACGCTGGTACAGCAAGAGCTGCTGGACAAGCATATGCAACTGGTGGTAGTGTGAGTGGACAACCAAAAGGTGGTGGTTCTAGTGTTGATACATTTGGATTTAATCTAAGTGGTGGTGCAGACGATTATGCAGTAACAGTCGGTGAACTAGACAGTGCATACAATGAGTTCGCAGATGCAGAAACAGTTGATGTAAACCTTATCATGGGTGGTACATCTCCTGCTGGTGCAAATGGTACAACTCATGCGACTAATCTAATTGACCTTGCAGAAGCAAGAAAAGATGTTGTTGTTTTCATCTCTCCAAGAAGAGAAGATGTTGTTAACATTGCAAACTCTACCACACAAACTGCAAATGTCAAGAACTTTTTTGATGGACTTGCAAGTTCATCATACGCAGTCTTTGATAGTGGATACAAGTACCAATTTGATAAATTCAATGACGTATTCAGATTTGTACCACTGAATGGTGATATCGCTGGTCTTTGTGCAAACACAGACCAAGTTGCAGACCCATTCTTCTCGCCTGGCGGTTTCAACAGAGGACAAATTCGTGGTGCAGTTAAACTTGCGTTTAACCCAACCAAAGCACAGAGAGACATTCTCTACCCTGCTAGAATTAATCCAGTTGTATCCTTCCCAGGCCAAGGAACAGTATTATTCGGTGATAAAACTGCACTAAGTAAACCAAGTGCATTTGACCGAATTAATGTTCGTAGATTGTTTATCTTACTAGAGAAAGCGATTGCAACCGCTGCTAAGTTCCAACTCTTTGAGTTCAATGATGAATTTACAAGAGCACAATTTAGAAACTTGGTTGAACCTTTCTTGAGAGACATTCAAGGTAGAAGGGGTATCACAGACTTTAGTGTTGTTGCAGATGGAACTAACAATACTGGAGAAGTAATTGACCGAAACGAGTTTGTTGCAGACATTTTCATCAAACCAGCAAGGTCTATCAACTTCATTCAGTTGAACTTCATTGCAGTGAGAACTGGTGTCGCATTTTCAGAGATAGGGGGGTAATTAAATGGCTACTTTAGATGAATTTAAAGCAAACCTTATTGGTGGTGGTGCGAGAGCTAACCAGTTCAGAGTAACTTTCAACACGCCTGGCGCAATTGCAACTGGACTTGATGTACGAAAAGCATCTTTTCTAATCAAAGCAGCTGCACTGCCTGGACAGACTATCGGAGAAATTGCAGTTCCATTTAGAGGACGTAATCTCTATATTGCTGGAGACAGAGAATTTGAAACTTGGGAAACTACAGTTATCAATGACACTGATTTCAACATTAGAAATGCAATGGAAAGATGGTTGAACGCAATCAATGATACAGTAACTAATACTGGTCTATCAAATGTTGCAGATTATACTGCTGATTTGACTGTAGAACAGTTAGATAGAGATGATACAGTTCTTAAATCTTACATTCTAAGAAACTGTATGCCTCAAGGTACTGGTGCGATTGAGTTAAGTTATGATACTGCAAATGCGATTGAAGAGTTTACTGTAACTTGGAGATATTCGCACTTTGAAGCCTCTTCAGTTAACTTCTAATAAACGTACTAAATAGTAGTACGAAAAGGAGTTATTATGGCTGAATTATTTGGTTTCACAATCACTCGTAAAAAAGAAGAAGGGGGAGCGTCTTTCACGCTCCCTACTTCTGATGATGGTGCAGAAGATATTGCACAAGGTGGTTTCTATTCTTCAACCTATGATATAGAGGGTAAAGATAGAACCCAATACGATTTGATTAAGAGATATCGTAATATCGCACAACAACCAGAGTGTGATAGTGCGATTGAAGATATTATTAGTGAAGCGGTTGCATCTAATGAGTATGATGCACCAATTTCGTTAGCCCTAGATGGGTTAAATCAATCCGATAAAGTTAAAAGACGTATTCGTGAGGAATTTGATAGAGTTCTTCAACTATTGTCTTTTCAAGAAAAGGGTCACGACATATTTAGAAGATGGTATGTTGATGGTCGGTTATTTTATCACAAAGTTATTGATACAAAAAACCCAAGAAAAGGTATTACAGAATTACGTTATCTAGACCCACAAAAAGTTAAGAAGGTCAGAGAAAAAATCTCTGGTAAACCTAATCCCATTACACAAGTAGAAGAAAAACAAAAAGCGATTGAGTTTTATATCTATAATGAATTTGGAATTACTACTGGTGGTTCTATGAGTAATGGTTTAAAGATTACAAAGGATTCTATTGCATATTGTCCTTCTGGTATTATTGACCAGAATAGAGGTTCAGTATTATCGTATCTACACAAAGCAATCAAACCAGTTAACCAACTGCGAATGATTGAAGATAGTCTTGTTATTTACAGAATATCAAGAGCTCCAGAACGTAGAATTTTCTATATTGACGTTGGTAATCTACCAAAGATTAAAGCAGAACAATACCTAAAAGATGTTATGAATCGTTATCGTAACAAACTGGTATATGATGCATCTACTGGTGAGATTAAAGACGATAGAAATCATATGTCAATGTTAGAGGATTTCTGGTTACCAAGAAGAGAAGGTGGTAGAGGTACAGAAATTACTACACTGCCTGGTGGTTCTAATCTTGGTGAGATTGATGACATTATATATTTTCAAAGGAAACTGTATAGGTCACTGAATGTTCCGATTTCAAGAATGGAAGCTGAACAGAACTTCTCATTAGGTAGGTCTACAGAGATTACAAGAGATGAACTTAAATTTACCAAGTTCGTACAAAGACTAAGAAAGAAATTTACAGTTCTATTCCACGATTTACTTCGCACACAACTAGTTCTAACTGGTGTGATTGCAGAAGAAGAGTGGGATGGTATGAAAGAACATATCGCATATGATTGGTTGCAAGATGGACATTTTGCAGAACTTCGTGATGCAGAAATCTTGAGAGAAAGATTAGATATGTTAGGAACAGTAGAACCATACCTTGGAAACTTCTTTTCAAAAAGATGGATTCAAAAGAATGTACTTCGTCAGTCTGATGAAGAGATTGAAATCATGAACAAAGAAATAGAAGATGAGGGTGGTGGTGAAGATGATGACATGATGATGTCGCATAAACCTAAAGGTGATAAACAAATCAATGAAATAAAGGTGGTTAAAAAATGAGTAAAGATATAATTGACGCAATTGCATCTGGTGATAACCTTGGTGCAGAATCACAATTTAAAAATGCTATTTCTGCAAAGGTTGGAGATGCATTAGAGAAAAAAAGGGAAGAAGTTGCAAATACTATGGTAACGCAACATATTCCAGAGGTGGAAGATGAAGAAGAGGTTCAACCAGATAGTTCTGCCTGAAAAGGATGAACATAAGAAAACTAAAGAGTATAAGAAACTATCGCCTGCAATGCGTAAAGCGGTAGACCATATCTTTGGTGTTATGGATGCTAAACCTTCAGATTTCCTAAATAGTTTTGAAAAGACTATAAAAGATGCCGCTCGCAAGTTCAAAGTGCGTGAAGATGAACTTATGAAGTATTTTGAAAGAGAAATGTTAGGAGAATATGCATGATTTTAAGAGGTAGTGCAACCAATGTAACGTCAGCAACTACATTGAACAGAGCAACAAGAATAAGAGTTGGTGCAACTAACGCTGGAACTGTAACAATTGCAGCTGCAGTTGGTACATTTAATGCACAATCTGCTGTTAATGGAGCAGCCATAACTATTTCAAGTCACGGTTTTGTAACTGGTGATGAGGTTACATATTCAGATGGTGGTGGTACTGCAATTGCAGAACTTACAGATGGTGGTCAGTTCTTCGTAACAAAGGTTGATGCAAATACAATTAATCTTTCAACTACACTGGAAGGAACTGCACTTACATTAACTGATGGCCCTTCTGAAAACCATACAATTACTGCAACTAACACATATGCTGGTTCAGTAGTATTGGTTGCAAATCAAGTTGTCATTTTAGACAAGAAACCAAGTGATACTATCGCCTGTTCAGCTGCAATGAGTTGTACAGCAGTAGGTACGCAACCATAGGAGATAGTATTATGAAATTAATATCAGAACACTTTAGTGATGACGTAGAATACATTACGGAAGAAAAAGAAGACGGTAAAAAGAATTACAAGTTAAAAGGTGTATTCATGCAAGCGGAAATCAAAAACCGTAATGGTCGTGTCTACCCTATGGAAGTGTTAGAAAAAGAAGTTGCAAGATACAATAAAGAGTTTATTGAACAAAATCGTGCATATGGGGAACTAGGACACCCAGACGGCCCAACAGTAAACTTGGATAAAGTATCACACATGGTAACTTCTTTACAACCAGACGGAAAAAACTTTATTGGTGAAGCAAAAGTTATGTCAACACCAATGGGTAAAATCGTACAAAGTATTATGGAAGATGGTGGTAAACTCGCTGTATCCTCAAGGGGTATGGGTAGTTTGTCCAAAAAGAATGGTGCAAACTATGTGAATGACGATTTCTACCTTGCGACTGCGGCTGACATTGTTGCAGACCCTTCCGCTCCAAGTGCCTTCGTAGAGGGAATCATGGAAGGAAAAGAATGGGTATGGAACAATGGATTGTTACAAGAACAAGAAGTTGCAGCTCTCAAGGACGAAATGGAACGTAATGTGCGTTCTAGAAAAGCGAATTACCAAGCACTCGCTTTCGCAAAATTCCTCAAAAAATTATAATTACTAAATATAGTGTAAGAGGATTATTAATATATTAATAAGGAGACTCAA